CTACAACTTTTAAACGGAACCAATTTAAGTGTTGCTGGATCACTAACAGCATCTAGTTTAGCATATCCAACATCAGACGGAAGTGCAGGACAGGTATTGACCACAGATGGTTCGGGCACCTTGAGTTTCACAACAGTGAGTGTAGGTGACTTCACCTTCAATGGCTCTACCATGAGTGCACCATCAAACGCAGACATGACCTTTGACAACTCGGGCACAGGACGTTATATATTTGAAGGCACATCGTCACTAGCGATACCCAATGGTACAACAGCACAGAGACCAACAGGTTCAACTGGTGAGATAAGATACAACTCAAGCACAGATGCCATAGAGGGTTATACCACATCAGGTGGATGGGCACAACTGGGTGCCACAAGTTCAACATCAGAGAACACAGACGACACAGCCACGGGCAACAGCACAGCAATAAGTACCACAGAGAAAATTGTAAACCAATTCACAACCGGTAGTTTCGACAGTGCATGGTACTTGACAGTCACGAGAGATGAGATCAATGACGAGGTGTCCACTGCAAAACACAGCCTGGCACACAACAATTCGGCGGCTGTTATTTCAACATCACACGTTACAAGAAGTGACGCCACTAATGCATTCATAACAGTAGATGCTGATGTAACTGGCGGTAGTGCAAGACTAAAAGCGACGGGAACAAGTGTTGTGAACTCCGTAAGTTTCTATAGGATAGCACTGGGAGACAATACTTCAGCGGGCACAACAGGTAATGTGACTAATGTGATCAACACTGATGTTGACTCCGCTTCAGAGAGCATAGACAGTTGGGCCAAGTCCTCATACAGGGCCGCCAAGTATTATATTTCAGTTAACAACGCATCCAAGACAGAAGTATCTAACATAGAAGCCTTGGTGGTGCACGACGGAACCACAGCATACATCAATTCGTATGGTGCCACTAATACAGGATCCAATGATCTGATAAACTTGACAGCGGCCGTTGACGGGTCTAACGTGGTGGTAAGTGCAACCGGTAACGAACCAAACTTGAGGGTTACGTCATACAGGATATTACTAGCAGACGACGAGTCAGGGTCGTCAGGAGATAATGTGAATGTGGTTGCCGCGACTACAGTAAGTTCAACTGCGACAACAGTGGACTCGTTCGTCAACTCCGCATACACAGGTGCGTTCTATGTGTTCACAGGCTACAATGCCTCAGAAGGTGCGGCCAGTGCCGCAGAGGTCATAGTTGTATCAAACGATGATGCATACATTGCCGTTGGCCCGACAATTTCCACAAAAGGCACAGATCAATTAACTTTCTCTGCTTCACAGTCTGGATCAACAGTAACAGTAAAAGCGGCCTCAACGTCAGGTGCAAGTACAACCGTGAACGGTTACAGGGTACACATGTTGAGAGGATCTGCAGGTGCATCAACGGCAGACACAGTACTAGTATCAACCACACAAACTATTTCAGGTGCAAAAACATTCAGCAGTCCAATTGCATTAACTGTAGGAAGTGATCCTTCCACTGCAACTAATAATGCACACATATATGCCAAAGACGACTCGTCTAGTGCTGAAGTTTTTGTGAGAGACGAAGCAGGCAACGTGACTAAAATATCTCCTCACAACGAAGAGGGCGAATGGGAATACTATTCAAGAAATACTGTAACTGGCAAGACAGTGAGAGTGAACATGGAAGAGATGATCAGAGATATTGAAAAACTCACAGGTAAAACTTACATCAAAAACAGTTAGACAATTAAATCTAGTATAGTCTGTAACTTACCTTTTATACTTTTATTGTTGAGTGTATTTTTGAGACCCATGTGTAGGTTCTTGGGCCAGCATTCAAACGCAGTCCAACAGTAACCTGAATGTTCCTCATTGAGTTTAGGTATGAATTCTGCGTCTATGGCAACTAGATATGTGTGGAAGAAAAACTTCTGATCGTTTGATGTGAACATCTCCAATGGAATAACCTTCTTGAACTTGGGCAAACTTCCTGTTTCTTCCTCAATTTCACGCTTTAATCCTTCAAAGGCACTCTCTGTGAATTTACTTTTACCGCCAACCAATCCCCACATGCCTTGTGTCTTGCGATCGGTTCTTTGTAAGAACAAAAACCTTTTTGTGCTTGTTGCGTAGAACAGGGCACCCGAACAGACTATGTTTTCTTTCATGCTATATTATAACAATTATGGGGTGGTGGCGTCAATTGATGAGTTGTACCCCGGGTCTGCCCCACCGTCTAGCACTATACTCCAATTACCTTGTGTGTAAACACCTTCATATGATTTTACCCATTCCGTGCCATTGAATCTGTATTGTATTCCTGTGTTCAAGTTGGTAACGTAGTGTTGTGTCGAGTCTGGATTACTTGCGTCGAAGGCAATATTCCACTTGCTTGTTGTACTGTTGTATTCTATGATGTCGCCAACACTGGCTACAAGTGTACCCCAAGTTGCACTTTGGAAACTGGCTGTGCTGTCTCCCACGTCATTTATAACCAGATATCTATCACCATTTGCAGGGGTGCCTGGATCAAATGTTGCAGGATTTATTATCTTCTTTATAGCAGTGAGTGTGTTGCTTGGTGTCGTGTCACCGTCGATTGTGTATAACAAAATTGTGTCGTCGAGTGATGTTGTTGCGATGGTACCAATGATCTCATTGCCATTTGGTTGTGTCAATCTTATCTGAGATGTGCCGTTTGTGACTTTTCCATACTGATCTAAAAGAACTTTCCAATTGACCGCTGGTCCGAATGTATCGAAAGGATCATAATTATTAGGCTCGTTCGCTCCTGTATGGAATCCATCTCCGCCCGATTTAACATTTGTACCTGTTGATCCTAATAATCGCAGTTGGTTACCGGTCACTAACAATCCAAAGTTGTTTGGTGTGATGTAACTTCTCGAAGTTAGTTCTCCGTCTATCAATCCTTTTGCTATTCCACCGTCGTCGTCATATATGCTCATGATGATCTTTTGTACGACACCTAGTTTCTTGACCTTAACTGGTGGTGATAGCCATATGGGCATTGAGAATGTCAATGTTGCGACATCTATCTCTGAATCTGCACCAACAGGGATTGTTCTGCTACTGAATGTTGTACCCGTTAATTCAACGTAACTCAGACTAGTCCAATCGATGTAGTTGTCTGTTTTCTGTATCTCGAAGTCCGGGTTAAACAGATACAATATCTGTTCCATTATCTGTAATTTTTGATCTGTATTTGTTGTCCAAATGTCTGCTGACACTTCCATTCTAAAAGGTGATGGCATCACTTTCTCAACAGTGTATCCTGCACCCATTTCGTTCGTGTAGTTGCCGTCTGCATCTATGCCTCTTTCTCTCAGATGCTGTTTCTCTATGTGATAAGGATTCTGCATCCTTTCTCTGTCGTAGTTCAACTCCCTGACATAAGCGGCGATCCTCGGTGCGTACTGTAGTGCATTCTCTGAATTATTCCTGATGATGTTTGCGACCTGCCTAGTTGGATCTCCGTATACCACAGGCACTGCTCTCAGGTTTACTGCACCGTCACTGCCTCTGCCTGTTTCCACAGAAAAGTTGCTCAATATTCTAATGAATTGAGTGAGAAATTTCCTAACCTGTCCTTCGTAAAAGTGTAGCATTCTTAATTGTCAGCCTTTGGTTTTAATGCATCTGTCAATGACTGTCTCTGTTTCACTGTTAATCCGTTTATTGTTGATTCTGTAGCATTGTTAACAAAACTTGTTTTGTAGTTTCCTCTTGAATCATTGTTCGTTGTAGTTATTCTCACACTGTCTTCAATTTTGACCCATCTGACTCCGTCATAACGGAACAATCTGTTAGGTAAAAAATCTGTTCTCAAGAAGTAATCACCTTTATCTACACCCGATGTTGGGAATGTTATTCCAAAACCTGCAGGATTTCCGTTAGGTGCAACACCATCGCCGTCTAGGTAGAAGCCATAGTGCGAACTTGCCGGTGTGTCTATAGTCGCATTCACTGTGGTATCGCTACTTGCTC